AATGTCTATTCGGCGAGGGAGGTGCCAGTCTCTCAGTTCGGGCGCTGGACAGACGACGGGGACTTTGTAGAGTTCGAGGCGACGGCCATCGACGCCCAAGATACAGAGGATGTGTTCCCCGATGAGCACGATGCGCACCTTCACTCTACGCTCGATGCGCTGCGGACCGGGGTCTGCGACGGGACCGACCGTCAGGTATTTGACCTGCTGCGTATTGGCATGAATTTGGCACAGGTGGCGATGCGGCTGGGGATTTCGCACGACGCGGCAAGGCAACGGTTCAGCCGCTTGAAGAAAAAGCTCGGCAAAGCTGTCACACCTGCCTCGCTTGCGGAGATTGAAACCATAGAGGCAAAGGCGGCATAGACCCTGGCATCCCTGGGCCAGCGCGCGGGTTTGCGCAGCAGTCAAACGCAGGGTACGCGGCACGCGGGCGGTCCAAAACCGCCCCGCTGCGAACATGCCTTTGGAACATTCCCCTCCGCATTCAAGATCGAATCAAGATGGCTGAGTAATCGGCCCGGCATCAAACAGGCAAGAGTGGCCGGATGATCCTGTTGATGATCGTGAACCACAAGTTGGCATCCGCCTCCTCGCTTCCGATCAGCACAAGATCGGTCATCACTTCAGGCAGCCGGCCTGGGGGAAAAGGAGACCCGGCCACTACATCGGGACAATCGGGTTAGCAGACTAGCTTGTTTCTGGTGTCCGCCCCACATGGGGCGGGACGTGCGCATGAGCGCGTCATAGAGTCTCAGCAGCCATAGGCCGAACGGGGGCTAATGGTGCTGTCACCGGCAAGTGGCAGCGTTGCGAGTGGTTAGCTGGTTAGAGCCAGCGTGGAACTATTGGCCTGAGTAGGTCGGCCGGTTCCGAGAGTCCACCGCAGGATGAGCAACCTCTCAGTGGGGCTGGTCCCTACATCATGTCAGTGCATCCAGGGTAGGACGTTCTAGCAGGTCGTTCTCCCCAGCGCTTAATGGCTATCTCTGCTATCTCTGCCCCCGGTGTATCTACTCGTAGGCCAGCCGCCTGGAGCGCCAAGCACAAGATCAGGAGCAAAGCCCGCAATGGTCAATATCTACGAGTGCGATCACGTCCGTGTGACCGTTGAGCCCGACGCACAGCCCACCAGCGGACTTACCGACGATGAGTGGCATGAGTTGCTCGGCATGGTCCGCGACATCCACGCGACAGTATTCGGCCCGACCGACACCGAGAGCGGTGGCATTCACCTCGTGCCCGGCCCGATCCACGCATAGGCACACGTCAAGCAGATCACGCGGGCCTATCAGGCCCGTTAGCCGCCTCGAGCGGCGGAAGGAACCGACTCAATGAGTAATCAAGTTATCGACAAGATTGGCCACGACATTGAAGTAGCTGGCAAGGACGTCGCTCATGTCGTTGAGTGGCCGTTCGCCCGCGCGTCCCAGATGGTTTCTACCCTGACTGCCGCCATCAACCAGGGGCCTGCAGTGCGTGCAGCCATTGTTGGACTGGTTCAGCAGGCCGAAGCCGTAGATGCTGATGCTGTCGCTGTTCTGGCGGCCAAGGGTGTTGACGTCGGAGAAGACGTGGCTACTCTGCAGGCGGTTGCTGCGCTCTTTGCATACTTCAAGAACAGCTTCCTGCCGGTAGTCGAAGCAGCATACAAGGATATCCAGTCTGCCATTGCGACCTAGACGGCCCTGCCGCTATCCTGGATGCCCAGCGCTCACAGATACCGGTTGGTGCCCTGCACACAGAGAGAGCAGCACCGCAAGGCAGTATGACCAGTACAGAGGATCGTCCTCCTCACGCGGCTACGGCGCAGCGTGGCGGATATTCAGGCGGTCGTACCTCGCACGGCATCCGCTGTGCGTTGATTGCCAAGCGCAAGGCGTTGTAACCCTGGCGACGGAACTGCATCACCCGGCCAAGGTTACTGAGCATCCCGAGCGTCAGTTCGATGAAACGAACATCATGGCGCTTTGCAAACCCCACCATAGCGCGCGCACGGCCCGAGGCGAATAATTCAGACTCATTTACTCCGCTTGAAGCCTCAATTCGTCAACTACAACTTTGACCTTATCGAGCATCGTGTCCAAGCTGCATGGATACTCAGCCGTGAAGCACTTTGTCTCTGTGCTGTTGTCTTGTAGGACAACCACGATCTTCATCTCGCGTACTTCCGTCCTGCCGCTAGGCCGCTTTCGTTGTTCGAGAATCACGCTGAATGCTTGTACTTCTTGCTCTGCCTTCTGGCTATCCATGCGGATCAGTATAGCAGGGGTATGGGGCCTAAATCCCTTTGGCACTGGCCTCGCGAGACCGTACGCCAGACTCGCGTGAACACCCGCGAAATGAACACCGGGGGTATAAGCCCCCATCCAGAGATAAATGACCCAACTTTCAGACCTTATCCCAGACAAGCGCAATGCCAACAAGGGCACCAAGCGCGGCGCAGACGCCGTGACGCGCAGCCTCCGCGACTTCGGCGCGGGGCGTTCAGTCCTGGTTGATCGCAACGGAAACGTGCTGGCCGGGAACCAAACCGTAAAGGCCGCGAGCGCCGCCGGCATCAATCAGAACGTGATTCTGGTTGAAACCGACGGCAGCCAACTTGTGGTGGTCAAGCGTACCGACCTCGACCTTGACGATCCGAAGGCCAGAGCGCTCGCCATCGCTGACAATCGCGCTTCAGAGCTGGGATTGGAGTGGGACCCGGCGAACCTTGCTGAGTTGTCCACCGGCCTCGACCTGCAGCCGTTCTTCTCTGCCGCGGAACTCGCCGAGATCATCGCGCCTGATGTATCCACGCCTGGCGCACCCGGCCCCGAAACGCTTGAGGGCCGCTACAAACAGCAATATGGCGTCATCTGCATTTGCAAGGATGAGACCGACCAGCGCAAAGTCTACGAGCAGTTGACCGGCCAGGGCCTTGAGTGCCGCGTGGTGGTGACCTAATGAAGCTGGAAGTACGCAACTCCTGTAAGGATTTCAATAGTTACCGCGCGGCCCGCGTCAAGTCACTCTTCAATGCTGAGTCTGGTGCTGAGTTCAACCTCGATGCCGAGTTGGACATTGACGACCGCGACTGGAAGTTGGGCGTAATCGTCGGCCCCTCCGGTTCGGGCAAGTCTTCGTTGGGCCGGAAGATCTTCGGGCCGGATGCGTTCTATTCGCCCGAGGGCTGGCCGGCTGACAAACCAATCGTTGACGCAATCGCGCCCGACGGCGACTTCGACGCCGTGACCGGCGCGCTTGCCACTGTGGGTCTCGGCTCTGTTCCTTGCTGGCTTAGACCGTACTATGCACTTTCCAACGGCGAGCGCTTCCGCGCTGACCTTGCGCGAATCATAAGCGAAGCGCCGGCCAAGGTAGTCATTGACGAGTTTTCCAGCGTTGTCGACCGACAGATTGCAAAGTTTGGCGCGCTGGCATTTCAAAAGGCATGGAAGCGCACCGGCGGTCAGTGCGTGCTGCTCTCCTGTCATTACGACGTAATCGACTGGCTTGAACCCGATTGGGTTTATGACACGGGAACTGGCAAGTTCTCAAGGGGGTCGCTTTGGCGACGCCCTAAATTCGAGCTTGAGATTTGGCAGACAGATTCAAGTTATTGGCCGATCTTTGCGCCGAGTTACTATCTGAAATTGCCGCGTCCGGTGGCTGCCCAGTATTTCGTTGGCACTGTTGACGGTGAACCGGTCTGTCACCTTGCGATGGCGACCAAGAGTCTCCCTCGCGGTCAGTTTGAAGCGCGCGGAACGCGGCTAACAGTCATGCCGGAATGGCAAGGCGCTGGTGTAGGCATGCGGTTTCTGAACGCCGTGTGTGAGATGTGGCGGCTTGGCGAAAATAAGTGGAACAAGCCACTAACCACGATCTTTCATACGTCCCACCCCGGTCTGTGCGCCGGGCTTCGGCGCGATCCGAAATGGGCGCAGGTATCCGCCTCCCTTTACGGCGGCAACAAGGCCAAGTCCGCGGCATCGACTGCGGCCTCCGCGAGGAAGCTGGGCAGCGAGATTGTCGCGCCAGGGACCGGATTCGGCGGGCACTTCCGCGCGATACAAGGCTTCCGCTACTACGGACCGCCCGAGGAAAAGTAAACCCAATGAACGTCTTCCTCTGTGGTCAGAAACAGTTCGGCGCGAACGTCCTCGAAGCCATCGCCAAGAAATACAAGGTTCTCGGAGTGTCGAGCCCGCCGTTCGCAAGCCACCTGGCGACGGACGGGACACAGATCTTCGACCGGGTTCGGGCAACCGCCGAGCGTTTCGGAATTCCATGGCAGTCGCAGGTTCGGGCCGAGTCACTTCCCGCCGGCACCGACATCATTGTCGCCGCCCACAGCCACGATTTCATTGGTCGAAAGACACGCGCGCGGGCGAACTTTGGGGCCATCGGCTATCACCCTTCGCTGCTGCCGCTACACAGGGGCCGTGATGCGGTCCGCTGGGCGATTCACGGCGGAGACAAGGTGGCGGGCGGGTCAGTGTACTGGTTGACCGACAGCATAGACGCGGGGCCGATTTCGGCCCAGGAACACATATTTGTGCGCCCCGGCGAAACCGTCGAGACGCTTTGGCGGGAGCGGCTGGCCCCACTCGGGGTTCGCCTTCTCCTGAAGACGCTAGCCGATCTTGACCGCGGCCTCGCGGTCAGGGTCCCCCAGGACGAAAGCTGCGCCACTTGGGAGCCTTCCTTCGACAGGCCGCCCCTCTTCCGTCCTGAGTTGACGCAGCTCGGCGCAACAAACCTGCGATTCGAGGTGGAGCGTCTGGACGGCGACGGACAAGGTGATTGATGGCTGGACGCAGACCCAAGCCGACAGCGCTCAAAGCACTCGCCGGCAACCCCGGCAAACGCAAGCTGAATAAGGATGAGCCGATGCCCTCCGGAAGCCCGAAGTGCCCGCCTCATCTGGACCAGACCGCAAAAGCGGAGTGGAAACGAGTTTCCGCCGAACTAACGACGCTTGGGCTTCTTACCAGCGTGGACAGAGCAGCACTAGCCGCTTACTGCGCCGCATGGTCGCGGTGGGTATCGGCAGAACTCAGCATTCAAAAGTTCGGCACCGTCATCAAGTCGCCCAAGTCAGGCTACCCGGTGCAAAACCCTTACGTCGGCATCGCCAACACCTCAATGGACCAGATGCGCAGATTTGCTGTCGAGCTAGGCCTCACGCCCGCGAGCAGATCGCGGCTACA